GTGTCCGGAGGGCGACAGGACTGTTACCTATCCAAGGCACAAGAACCTTAACTTTGACCTAGTGAGCAACTGATGGCACCGTTTATTGCAGGCATTATTTCCAGCCTGATCCAGAACAACTTACCCAAAGTCGCACAGGCTGTGGTTGACAAGGGTTTGGATTACGTTCAGGAAAAGACGGGTTTGGAACTTAAGCCTGACATGAGCGCAGAGGAAGTTAAAGCTCTGCGTGAAGCTGCTCAGAAGCATGAAGAGTTCAAGATCGAGCAAGCCAACAAGAACACGGCTGACGCTCGGGCAATGCAGGTTGCTGCGCTGGGTCAGGACGACAAGTTTGCCAAGCGGTTCGTGATGTATCTGGCGACCTTTTGGTCGATCACTGCGGTGACCTACATCTTCTTCATCACCTTTGGAACCATCCAAGAGAGCAATGTGCGGTTCGCCGACACTATTCTTGGCTTCCTGTTGGGTACGGTAGTGGCGACCATCATCAACTTCTTCCTTGGATCGAGCGCAGGCAGCAAGGAGAAGACTGAAACCCTTGCGGCAGAGCTTAAAGAGCAGAAGAGGTAGTCATGGCTAAGACTCCTGCGTGGCAACGTGCTGAAGGTAAGAACCCGAAGGGTGGGTTGAACGCCAAAGGTCGAGCTAGCTATAACGCAGCCAATCCTGGCAAACCGGGGCTGAAGGCTCCTGCGCCGAATCCCAAGACCGAGAAGGATGCCAAGCGCAGGAAGTCGTTCTGTGCAAGATCCGCCGGTCAGGCAAAGATGTTCCCGGAAGCGGCAAAGGATCCCAACAGTCGCCTGAGGAAGGCAAGGAGAGCATGGAAATGTTAACTGAGCGTTGGGTTCCAGTACATGGGTATGAGGGGCGTTACGAAGTTAGTGACCATGGCCGGGTGCGGTCTTTGCAACGATTTCGTCGCGGTAAGTCGGATTGTATGGTTCCGATGCCCGAAAAAATAATGCGTCTTGCCATTAAAAAACGAAGCGCAGACGGTCGTACTCTTCCGTATACAGAAGTACGGCTTAGAGATGGGTCGTTGCGTTCGGTCCCAAGTAAGAGTTTTTTGGTACACCGTCTTGTGGCACAAGCTTTTGTCGGAGAGCTATATGAAGGAGCGCACGTTGATCATATAGACGGAGACCACCAAAACAATCATTACAAAAACCTAAGGATTTTATCAGCACGAGAGCATGGATTATTGCATCCGTGTATCGTCGATCGTTCTAGGTATCATGCAATGCAAGCTGCGGCACAAGCCAAAGTAAAAGCAATGCGAAAGTCTGGAGAAATTGTTGGTCGCTACAAAGTGGCGCTATCTGTAGAATGAAGAACATGGTAGTGCTACATGAAGACTGCCAATGATCCGAACAGCCGGATTAACAAGTCTTTGCGAGCATGGAAGTGTTGAGGTGTTTAAATGGAAATGATGGTTTGGAACATTGTCCTGACAGCAATTGTTGCTCTTATGGGATATATCGTGAAAGAAAAGTTTGCGGAACTTGGGCGGATCAGCATTTTGCTGAATAAAACCCGAGAAGAGGTTGCAAGGGATCACATCACACGCGCTGAGTTTCGTGCTGATGTACAGCAATTGCTAGACAGGTTTGATCGTATAGAGCGTAAGCTTGATAGCATTGCAACTAATCGCAGGGACAGTCACAATGCCATCTAGTACGCCGAAACAAGCGAGAACTATGCGGGCAGCAGCACATAGTCCTTCATTTGCCAAGAAGATTGGTATTCCTCAACCTGTTGCTCGTGAATTTGTTCAGGCCGACAAAGGTCTTCAATCCAAAGGAACTGATATGAGATCCAAGCCGATGATGATGGATATGATGAAAAAACCCGCTAAAAAGATGATGGGCGGAGGAAAAGCTTATGCTGCTGGTGGCTTGTCTGCTGGTCACAAGTCTGCTGACGGTGTTGCCAAGAAAGGCAAGACCCAAGCGATGCAGGTCAAAATGCGTAAAGGGGGGTCCTGCTAATGAAAAAGCGTAAATTCAAAACTGGCGGGGATACCGGCGATTACATGGCCGATATAAGAAGGCGAGCCGAACAGTATGCAAAGATGGCGGACAAGGCAGGCGGCACGGAAGAAACCGAAGACCAAAAAGCCTTTATTCGCAAACAGGCTGGTCGTGAAGACTATGGTCGCAGCAAGCCTGCTCAGAAGCCTGAGCCGAAAAAAGCAACTCCTAAGTCCAAACCGGATGCGGTGACGAATGAACTAATTGGAAAGTTCCGCCAACAAACTGAAGACGAAGTCAGCAGGCAAAAACTTTTCGATAATGTTGAAAACCGGGCGATTTTGGAATCGGACAAACAAGTTGCTGATCGTAAGAAACAAGACGATGCGATGCCAGCAGAAGATTCAGCGGCTCGTAGGTCATCACAAGGAGGTCGCGGTATGACAAGACCCAATGAAGCAGACATTCCTTATGAAACCACTCCTCCTGCACGGCAACAAAAGTCGTTTGGAAGCAGGGTTCTTGATTCGCTGACTCAAGGTGGTGCGGGAGATATTCGCAATATGCTGGGATCTGCGGCTCCTACGGTTGCTCGGGGTTCAAAGTCTATTGCAGATATATACAAAACCATGCGTGAAGGCAAACGCCGAGCCGCACTGGAAAAGGCTGGAAAACCCACTGGAAGGCGCAATGCAGATGTTGAGCGCATGGAAAGTGAAGCACCGGCTCCAATTACCCCAAAGATGCCGCGCCGTCAGGAATCTCTTGGTCCGCGTGACTTAGATGAGTTGCGGATGTCTGGCGAAGGAATGGGCTTTAAGAAAGGCGGCAAGACCAAGAAATATGCACAAGGCGGATCGGTTTCTGCCCGTGCTGATGGTATTGCCAAGCGCGGTAGAACTAACTGCAAGGTGTATTAAATGGAAAACCCGATTCGCAAACCCACTGCTGCGGAACAAAAGCGTCTTGATCGTGGACGCAAGATGATCCGGGGCGGAAACAAAGCACTCAATGACCCGTTGTCGCGCTTCTTCCCTTCCGACAGGTATCAGGCTCGGAATGAAATGAAACTTGGTCAGGAAGAGTTGGACACGGTTCCTGATAATGCTCGTAACTACGATGCGTATCAGGCCATGACCTACATGAAAGAAGGTGGGTCGGTCAGTTCTGCGTCTAAACGCGCAGATGGTTGCGCTCAACGTGGCAAAACCAAAGGGAAGATGGTGTGAGAGCATCACGGGGCATGGGCATCATCAACCCGAAAAAGATGCCCCAAAACAAGCGCCGCAAAGACGGGGATATGTTCTCCGTTTATGCGGAGGGCGGTGATGTTTCTCGTGTAAACGAATCAGGAAACTACACCAAGCCTGGAATGCGTAAGGCATTGTTCAACAGGATCAAGGCTCAAGCTGTTCAGGGAACTGGTGCAGGGGAATGGTCCGCGAGGAAGTCCCAGCTTCTTGCCAAGCAGTACAAGGCTAAGGGCGGGTCTTATCGTGACTAAGCCTTCTCAACAATCTCTCAAAGACTGGACAGCCCAGAAATGGAGAACCAAGAGTGGCAAACCTTCGTCCAAGACTGGTGAGAGATACCTTCCTGAAGCTGCAATTCAATCTCTTACTCCTGCCGAGTACGCTGCTACTACTCGTGCAAAAAGGGCTGGCAAAGCTGCGGGGAAACAGTTCGTAAAGCAACCCAAATCGATTGCTCGTAAAACAGCGAGATTCAGATGACCACTTCCGGAACCACAGCGTTTAACCTCGATTTCACAGAGCTTGCCGAAGAGGCTTGGGAACGTGCTGGTCGGGAGATGCGATCAGGATATGACCTGAGGACTGCTCGCAGGTCCATGAACCTCCTGACCATCGAATTTGCGAACAGAGGTATTAACCTGTGGACGGTTGAGTCTGGGTCGCAGGTTCTTACGCCCGGTGTTGCGACGTACAACCTCCCGGCAGACACAATCGACATCATTGAACACGTTATCCGAACCAATGCAGGCAATGCAACACTTCAGTCAGACCTCACAATCTCTCGCATCAGCGTTTCAACGTATGCTTCTATCCCTGCAAAACTTACGCAGGGCAGGCCGATCCAGATCTTCGTGGAAAGGCTCAGAGATCAACCCAGGATCACTCTTTGGCCGGTTCCTGACTCCTCAGTCCAATACACCCTCTTCTACTACCGTCTCCGAAGAATTCAAGACGCGGGTACGGGTGTCAATACCCCTGACGCACCGTTCCGATTCTTACCTGCAATAGCAGCAGGTTTGGCGTATCACATTGCGATGAAAACGACCGATCTGGCTGGACGGGTTCAAATGCTGAAGGCAGAGTACGACGAACAGTTCAACCTTGCCGCAGGGGAAGACCGAGAGAAGGCTTCTGTCCGATTTGTTCCAAGGGCTTACGGGATCAGGTCGTGAGTAATAAGTTTGCAAGCCGCGACAGGCCAATATCTGAGTGTGACAGATGCGGGTTTCGTTATAAGCTACGAGAACTCAAAGAGATCATCATTAAAAACACGCCGGTCAACATCCTCGTTTGTCCGGAGTGTTGGGAACCAAGTCATCCTCAGTTGAAGCTCGGGAGTTTCCCGGTTGAGGATCCGCAGGCAATCAGGAACCCAAGGCCAGACTTCACTGGGTATCCACAAAGCAGGGCGCAGATTGTTCCGTTGTTTGGGGAGCAGCTTGCTGGTGAAATTGGCGTATTAACAGTTGTTATTTCGTGAGGCAAAAATGAAGCACAGTGACGTTAAAATGGACAAGGCAGTCGTAAAGAAAGCCGTTCACAAGCATGAGAAGTCCATGCACCCTGGTAAGCCTCTTACCAAGCTTCAGAAGGGTGGTGGAATCAAGATTCGTGGAACGGGTGCAGCAACTAAGGGTACGATGGCCCGAGGACCGATGGCGTGAACTACGCTGATCTAAAGACCGCTGTAAGGGACACCTTAGAGGTCAACATCCCGGACTCCGTGTTGGATACGCTCACCGAACAGGCAGAGCAAAAACTCTACAACACGGTTCAGCTTTCGTCGCTCAGGCGAAACCAGACAGCGACCCTGTCGGCAGGAAACAAGTATCTTGCTGCGCCAGGGGACTTCCTGTCTGTGTACTCTTTGGCTGTTGTTACAGGTGGGACGTTAAGCACCGGATCGTTCAGCTATCTTTTAAACAAAGATGTGAACTTCATCCGAGAGGCTTATCCAACGCCGAATGCAACGGGTGTTCCAAAGCATTACGCGATCTTTGGTCCTGCTTCTGACAACTCAAACGAGTTGACCTTCATTCTTGGGCCAACCCCTGATCAGGCGTACCCGGTAGAGCTTCATTACTACTACTACCCGGAGTCAATCGTTACCGCAAGCACGACATGGCTTGGGGATAACTTTGACACTGCGCTTTTAAACGGTGTCCTCATGGAAGGCATCAGGTTCATCAAGGGCTCACAGGAGATGGTGAAGCTCTATGAAAGCCTGTACTTGCAGTCCATCACTCTTCTCAAGCAACTTGGCGATGGGAAGCAGCGCATGGATGCATATCGTGACGGTCAGGTCAGAGTAGAGGTGAAATGATGCTGACCGCAGGAATGTGCAACAGCTTCAAGGAAGAACTCCTAAAGGGTATTCACGACTTCCTGACCGACACTTTCAAGATTGCGCTTTACACAAACAGCGCAACGCTTGATGCAAACACAACCGTTTACACAACTTCAAACGAAGCATCAGGCGGCGGATACACGGCAGGAGGAAACACCCTGACCGGAGTTACGGTAACGCTGTCGCAAGGAATTGCCTTCGTTAGTTTTTCCACGACAACGTGGACAGCAAGTAACTTCAGTGCCAGGGGGGCGCTGATTTACAATAGCAGCAAAGCAAACAGGGCTGTGGCAGTTTTTGAGTTTGGGGAAGTCAAAACGGTATCAAGTGGAAACTTCCAGATTCAATTCCCAGCCAATAACCCGACTGATGCAGTCATTCGAATCGGATAAAGGATTTCAAAATGTCTATTGCAAAAGCCAAATCAACCGATCAGGTGACTGCTTCGGTTGTTCGTAATTCAAGGCCCACCGAGTCAGTAAAGGCAGGTGGGGTGTTTGCCATTGAGTGCATCGATAAAGATGGCAATCTCAAGTGGAAGGCGGAGTCTAAGAACCTCGTAGTAAACCAAGGTTTGCAGACCATGAATGCGGTGTATTTCACCAGCGGTACGCAGATCACCACTTGGTATATTGGCCTGTATGGTGCGGCTTCGTCGAACAACCCAGCAGCAGGTGACACAATGTCGTCTCATGCAGGTTGGACAGAAGTTACCGCATACAGTAATCT